TCTCGAACCCCAGATCGGCCATTTTCTTATCTGTGATCTGGAACTTATCGAGGATGTTATCCTCATACTGCTCATAAGCAAACTGCGTAGTGATCAGAATATCGGGCCTATCCTGTGCCCGATTGTTCATGCAGTTGTTAAGCATGGTACGCATTCTAGCAGTACCAGCAGTTGCAAAGCTAGTACCAGACATGTTATCAGTCTTGTTTCTCCACCACGTCTCAGTGTTCTGTGGGATGTTACCCACATTGGCCGCCGCGGTTGGGTCATCTGCAACTAACAACTGCAATCCGTCGAATGCACCACCCTCAGCGCCTGCACCAGCAAACAGTGTCGTTTCCAACACCGTAATGGTAGACTCCTGAGCGTTGTTCAACTTTGCTCTGGCAAGATCCAGAATACGAGTTTTGCCACGATTCTTCTGATCATCGACGCCAAACCTGACGATCGGGGCCTGAAGATAACGCCAGTCAAACACAGCGTTGGTCAGGAACTCTCTATCGTTCAGTGGCACAGTACCACCGCGTCCGATAAAGCCGACACCATCGTTTTCAGCATATTCGAGGGTCTCGAGAATGTGGCGACCACCAGATACTGAGCGCAACTTGTTATGCTCTCGCAGCCAATACCAGAAGGGCGTGGCATTGAACACGTTGTCAATGACCGTTTCCCTCATGTGTTGCCACGTAGAGGCATATAGGTTGTCCAGTACCTCTGTTAACGAAGCAGGCATTTTAGCCTCCGGTTAAAGTTAGGTACACCACTAGTCAAGAACGTCCTCCTGCTTGCCAAGACTTGGGAACTTGGATATTACATCCGCCCAACCCTTGTCAAGGGCCTGATCCATCGTCAACTTCTCTTCTCCATCACCATTAGATCCGTCAGGTGATCTAGTTGGTCGGAATCCCCCAAACAGTGATATGTCCTGAGTAGGCTCCGGCTTTTCCTTGTACTTATCGTCAAGTGTCTTAGCTTTATCTGGATTCGCGTCTCTTACCAGTTTATAAAGCTGCGATAATCCTAGAGTAGGATGCTGCTTAGCCATTACGCCCATTTCGTCTGACCAATCGTAGAAGTCCTTATGGTCTCCGGCGAACTTTCCAGCTTCGTCATGCAAGCGTCCCATTCTGAACTCTTTAATTCCACCCTCAACTTTCTCATTAACCTCACTCAATTTTGTATCAAGTACTTTACCAATCTCCTTCATTACGAATGTGAAGAAATCTTTCTTACTCAACGTATCTACGTCCAAATCTCCGCCATCGCCCTCAGGTTTCTCATCATTACCACCGCCATTTTGCTCACCACCTGCGGGTTTTTGTTCATTAAGTTTAGCACCCATTGCAACGATGCTTTGTCCCTGTGACTTCACAAGGGTAGCCAATCCTCCCAAGAATGTTTTAAGTTCTTTAAAGGCAGGATCATCGGCTAATGTATACTGTTTTGCATCACCTTCTGGCATAAATTACTCCGTCGTTGGTTGTACAGACTGCTTCTTTTTAGCTCGTTCAGCTGCTTCAGATTCCTCAAGCAACTTTCTCGCTTCAGCCTGTTTTGCGGTATCTATACGTCGTACATTCGCTCTCAGTTCCATTAACTTCTTCATGAGTAAGTTGCTAACGGTGTCAAGTTTCTTAGCCGTCACACCATTAGGAGAGGTCATGCTTACTACCATGCCTCCATCACTCATGAATTTAATCGTAGCTACTGAGATTACTTTAGGTTCCGTCATATATTCCTCTTGTTCAAAATTTGAACATTAGACTGCGTCCTCCAAATATCTGGATGTATTACCATTCTCCTCACAGAGGTCCTTCAAGTGCTTTTTGTCCTTTACATATACTGGTTCATTCGATACGTGTTCCCACCTTGGGTCGCCTTTGGGGAATGCCGATCTCACAAAGTCAGCCCCAGATCGTTCGATAATCTGCACGACACGACCCCCACACCGGCAATCGAAGCCAGGCTTCACGAGGCGCTCATGCTCTGACATACGACACTCAATAGTGCTTTTAGCTCCACATCCGTTGCATTCCATTACGTATATCATTTCTTTTTACTCGACTGGCCTTCAAGCAACTTAGGCTGTTGGGATCCAACTTGCTGCATAAGTTGCATCACCTGATTCATCTCCATTGGTTGCGTAGGAGTTCCACCCACACCTGGATACATCATGTCGTCAAAGCTCACACCGTTGAGTTCCCTGAGCAGGTATTTTGTAAGCATCGTAGGATCAATCAACGGGTTGTCTTTAAGCAGCAGATAGGTCTGTTGAGCCTTGGCTTGACGTAAGTCTTTGGTTTCAGGCACTGAAGTGTCAGGATCAACATTAACTGTATATTGTCCACGCTTGAGCATAGTTGGTCGAAATACTACCCACAAAGGAATTCCAGCAGGTCCAACGATGTCTACTACTTGATCTTTTGTCCAATGATTAAAGATAATTGGATGTATGTCGTTTGCCACCTTGGTGAGCATGTCGGCAATCATATCTCGGCGTTCATCAATTCTAATTTCACCAGCTGCTTTAACGTTCGAAGCCTCCGTAGCCGTAGGAGCATGACTGCCGGGTTTAAATTCTCCAAATTCATTCCTACTGAAACCCAACGACTCACGTACATCCTGCATAACCTCGAGCTCACTTTCCGTAAGATCCACAGGAATATTGTTTCCTGTAATGTACTTAACTGCATTGTTAATGTCTCCATCAACCGCAACAGCAGCACCTACTTCTGAGCTCAACAGTTTGTCAACCTCTTCTTTCTTAATAGTTCCTGTTTTATACAGAATCTTCATCACCGACAAACGCCGGTGGTACATTCTAATAGTTCTGATTTCATTAATCTCAAGTTGATTAGGCTCAAGAATTTGAGCATCAGGAACTCCCCAAAAATTCTCATCATCTTCGTTAAACACCAGAGCGTTAGTGACATCAATACCTAGATTGAAAAACTCATCTGGTTGGATCAAGAGAGTCTTTTCCTGCAAGCTCGGAGATATAATGAAAACCTTACCAGTCTTCCTGTCACGAATCTCGTACATGTCAGCCATGTCCACAGGATACCGAAAACTATCCGCCGTACTCTGGCTGAGTTCGCTCTTATAGATGGCTGGCTGTATATCCGTTGTATTCTTAAGTCTCTTATCATCCTTAATATCCTGAATTGGCCTACGGATGATGTAGCAATCCCATCGAGCTGAGTCCTTATCCTGAGCTCCTGCTTCAACCACGTAGTTGCCCGGATATGTTCTCATGAACCAAGGCATGTTTGGTTGAATATTGATGTTATATTCAATGGATTCTTTACCCTTCACCAACGGAGCCTCAGTTGTACCGAGTGTCTCCGGCGTCGATTGGTATTGTGATCCAAAGCCTAACTTACCAATTCCTGTGCCAAAGATAAAGTTGTCTTGGACAAGTTTCTTAATCTGTTTCTTCATGCCCATTTGTCTAATGAGCGTATTGTCCGTGCGCTCGAGGAGTTGGGCCATCAAAGCGTACTCTAATCCTGGCCGCTTGGATGTGACCGACACAGAGGGGTCTCTAAAGTAGATACGTGGTACAGTCGTCCTTATCATCTTAAAGAACAGGTTGGACGGCAATATGCTAGGGTCCCATAATCCCCGATAATAGTTCTTCCACCTCGCCCACTTCTGCTCATAAGCGGTTCGTTTCCTATACTCGAGGCCAAGCCTAACCTGACCTAGCCAATAGGAGACGTCAGGATTACCATTCTTTAGATAGCCAACGGTCATTATAGGTATCCTATAGCTTTAACCTTGTTAAGCCAAGGAGTGTAAGCCGAGTTAAGGTTGGTCATATAACTTGGTTCTGGAACCTTAATCCTGTCGGCTGTAAAGTAGGCTCTACCTATACACTCCGAGACGTCTCTACCATGAGCTGCTACAGTATAGACTAGCGGATCACCGTCAGCTATCAAAATATCGTCTTCAATTTTGTCTACACAGTTCAAGAAAATATGTTTAGTGTTGCCTTCATCTAGCCCTAGTATAGGAATACCGGCAGGGTCCTTTAATCCGGTGCGGACACACATAGACGACATGTAATCACTCGTCATGTCAGGATCACCAGCACTGCTGAAAGCCACCCGGTTGAGAAATACTCCCATCTCTTCCTTCAATCCCTCGAAAAAGGCATACGTCGAAGGATACTCAAATCCGGTGTGAGTAGCTATAATCTCCTTCTTCCCACGCGATGCGATAAAGCGCACGCTGAAAGGTCCCTTATAGTCTACCATTTTCAAAAAGTTGCCCCAAGGCTCAATAACTTCAGTTACCCATTGCTTCTCTTTGAGTGCAAGAGCTAGTGATGCCTTAAGCCTGGTTTCACCATTGCTTTTCAAAAGAAAAGGCTTGAGCCACTTGACACCGTCAAACCAACCGAATATGGAAATTTCCTCTCCATAAGCGGGAGATTGCAATAGTATCTTCTTTCCCAAAGGAAGCTTGTACATGGCCCAAGCAAACCATTGTTTGTAGTCGCAGGTGATAGTCTCCCTGTCATACCTAACAAGAGTTCGTCCGGAATTCCAGTTAAGGATTTTATCATACATACTACCTATGTCGTCGATCACTTCACTTGTAGGAAGTGGAACACCCAGCTTGGCAGCAATCTCATACTCCCTATATGCATCTCGGTTCATTAGCGAGGTGAGTGGAGTCGATCCAATAATCGGTTTGTTAAAGTTCCGGGCCCACTCGTAAATTCTATCCTCTATCTCACCTTCGGCAATAATAAACTTACACTCTTTAATCGACTCGTAGGCATTTTTAGTCCAATCAAAAATGCCCTTGCCGAACTTACCAGCACCTTTTGGACTATACACCTGGCACTTATGCCCTTCGGTTACGAGCCGATTAGCTATGCCAAGACAGCCAAAAGAGTTAGTGACGAATAAGACTTGCATTATCTATATCCTGGTAAGGTATCGGATAGTCGCCTGTTTGCGATCTACTTCGCTTACGCAATTCATCGAGTTGGACATCCAAAGAGAAAGGATCTTTAGCCTCTTGTTTCTTCCGGGCTACATCCTCCCTCTCGTAAATGTATGGAGAGCTCTTGGCTCCTTCAACCGCTACAGCCATAGCCATAACGGTGTCATCAAAACAGCCCTCAGCGGCACACAGCTTGTTATTCTCATCCTCAATGAACGTATTAAGTTCATCTTTGAGGGCTGGGCTTCTAATTTTAAAGCCTTCAAGCATTTCCTTCCGAAGACCACCAATCAAGATTGGCTTTGTTCTCACTGTTGTTTTAAAGCCATAGTCAAGTAAGGTGTCTCCCATCTTGTTGTTCTGATACAGCAAGTGCAAAGGATATCCCTTAATGTCCTCTTTCGGGAATCCTTCAATCAACTTCATCAACGTAACAGCCCCATGATTGTTAGTCTCAACAGTGACATATGCATCGTTGAAGTGGCGACCAAGTTCCATCACTCTCTTGGCCAGAACGTCAGGCGACACACTATCACCAATCCATTCAGCCACTTGTTCCCACTTATAGATATCAATTACCTCAATAACTGATCTGTCCCTTCGTACGCCACCGCTAACATCTACTCCTATCGCATATCTGTTGTTCTTGTGCTTATAAGCTGATTCAAGTACATG